GGCAATGTCAGCTCGAACTTCTTTCTTGTTCGCGTCATAGAGTGCCTGATTCTGAATTGACTGATTGACCGTATTGGCTCCATTTCCTTCTTGGTCAATAGTTGCGTTCAAATAAGCGACCTGAACATCACCAATGGTGGATGTACCTGTGAGACTGATGCTCTTGTTAGTTTTCAATGTCATGATTACTTCTCTCCTTTTTCAAACGCTTCGTACAATGCCAAATATGCATCAAGATCGGGTCCGCCTATTTCGTTCTCATCAACGTAGTCACTGATAATTCGCTGGACATCGTCAATGTGATTCACATAAGTACCACCTTCGATTTCGGCCTTCTGCTCAAGCCATTCACCATGAACCTTGTTGTACTCACGAGCTAGGTCGGGATTCAGCTGAATATTACCGTTCGAATCTGTTTTTGATTCTCCGTTCTCGTCTTTAAGAGCATACTGAGCGACTAAGGCTTGCTCATCCTCACCAGCAGATTTCAAAGTTTGCTTTAACAATTTGATGAACTTGGCAAGCGCCAGAGCATCCCTGCCCTTAACTTTTATTTGTTCAACAAGTCTGTATACGTTAGCAATATTTGCATTTTCAAGTGTGATTTTCATGTTTTCCTCCCAAATTAAAAGCGCCAGCCTATGCCGTCGCTTTGAGTTCATCGATTTCAGTTTTCATTTGTGCCAGCAGTGGCAAAAGCGCTGCCGCGATCCGGTCGTACTGGATCCCTTCAAGCTCACCATCTGGCCCACGGACAACCAGATCCTCAAGACCGGCAGCTTCCAAATCCTCAGCAATCAGGCCAAAGTTGGTCTGTGGTAACTCTTTTTGCTCGCCGCTTGCATATCGCTCCATGGCTGCCTTGTCCAGCCAGTGAGCGTTTGGCACGGTCAGCAACCGCTCTGCCAAATCGGTCGACCGGGTTCGCTCGATGTTGACCTTGTACTTGCTGGCAGACGTGCTGCGGACGAGAGCACCATCAGAAGCAACAAATACGTTTGGAGATGATGAAGTCGTCATATCGTAGACCGAGCGTATATGCACGTATTCTGCATCAATAACAATCCGGTTTTTTGGCCCTTTGTTCCAGGTAGGCGCGTTAGTTCCGATATATATTGCAGGCTGAGATGAAAATCCATTGACCTCATATTTGTCTCCACCATCAATTTGCACCAGTGTTCCTTGTCCGTTTAGGTAAAACCAGCCCGTGTCGCTCATCATGAGTGACGGCGGAGCCGCTATCACGGTCGATGGCCAATTATCCTTGTGAATGCCGAGTGTTAGCACATGCTTACCTTCGATTAAAAGGCCTTGTCCAACAATAGCTTGGTTAAATCCGATTTTACCGTAGTCAGGCACAGCTCCATCACCACCGCCCATCAATGATGCCCACATACTTGACGTCGACAGATATAACTCTCCTTGTGTGAACAGCATTCCTTTAACGCCATCGCCCTGAGCAAACGTTCCATTGTCAATATTAATGTTTAACAACCCATTAGTTGACTTAATTGATCCTTTCTGAAACAGAACTTCACCAGTATTCAAATTGATGGCCAAGTTAGCGCCAGAAATCGTGCCAGTCACAATAGCTGATGCGTTCAGGTTGATTACGTTGAGATTGGCCGCATTCAACGTCCCGGTGGTGATCTTGTCAGCAGACAAACTTGCGATCGCTGCTGAGGGGATGAAGGCATTGCCTGTAAAGACAACTGTTGGTGCATCTAGAACAAGCTTGCCGCTTTGAATCAAAGTGCGGTTGGCTTCCAGATTGATCTGACTAAGCACATCGTTTTTGGACACACGGAGATTAATCGCATCTTGCAGCTGGGTGATCTGGCTGTCGGTGCCTGATTGTACGTCAGGTGTTGCCATTGAACCTAGCTCTACCTTTGGCTCAGCAAAGAACAGATAGGCGGCATCGCCAGATGTATCGACCATGCCATTGTTATCAATGCGGATAAACGCTTCATCATAGTCACCACTGTTGAATATCGCAGAGTATGACAATGTTTCAGAAGGACTTAGCTTTTGATTATTAATCAGCAACTGGAAAGTATCATAATCTTTAGCCGATCCTCGCCTGCGCATCATCACGAAGATGTCCAAACCAACCGTATTCCAATTGGCAAAAGCTTTGAGACTCACGGTGTATGCCGTGTTTCGCGTTACTTTGAAGCGATTGGTGGATACTGTCCGCTCTCTGGCATCAGTGCTATTGATGCTAAAGAGCGTTTGCCCACCTCCAGCATAAAAGGCATGCGAAGTGATATTCAAGTAACCGGTATCGATCCAGCCTAACTTGCTAACATCTTCCGGATACATACTATTCAAAATCAGATTAGGATTACTAAAACCACTAACAACGCTAGTCCACTGACTCGCAAGCTGCGTCTGTTGAAGTTTAAGACCGTTAATTCGATCCGTAGCCGTGGTTTGGAATCCTTGCAGTGTCTGCAAAGCAGTCGTTGTTTGGCCTTGATAATTAGCCACTGTCGATTGAATCCCGTCAACTGTGACTTTGAGGCTAGCCACTTTTGCGTCCGCATAGTCCGCAGAATCCTCTGGAGCAGGCGAATAAACCGGAACCGTTGGCCCTTCAGCTAATTCAGCTTCAACCATATACATGTCAGCCGGATCAGTAGCGTTGTAACCGCCATTCATATCGAAACGAACATAACCCAGTGTCTCGCCGGGATTTGTGTGAAAGGTGGCTGTTGCTCGCTTAGTTCCTGATGTTGATAACGTGATCGCATTCATCAGTAAATGGATCTTGTCACGATCGTAATTGTCACCAGCATCACCAGGTGAAGTGGCATCTGTTCGGCCCAAGAAGTAAACCGTGATCGATTTTACATTGTAGTTTTGAAAGCCAAGAAACTGAAAGTTGTAATCTGTGTCCGGCTTGACCGCGACAACATCAGACCGCAGATGACCATCCCAGCTATCCGTAGTCGTTAATTTGATCAAATTGTCCCGACCATTGTGGTAAAACGGGTGCGTTGACAACTTTACGATTGTCGTGGCGCTACCCCAACTTGTTCGAGTCCAATGAGCTAAATTGATCATATTTGAGGTGTTGAGCAACAAGTTTCGATTGCCGAATTTCAAAGCATCAATCTTGCCAGAAATCGAGCTGAACTGGGCATTAAACTGACTTGCAGTCGCCGTGATCTGCCCCTGCGTCCACGACTGTGTGGCATATGGCGTCAGCAGGCCGGTCACATCATTCTTGGTCATCGTCAAAGACAACCGGTCATTTGCGACCTTGAGATCAGCACGCAGTTGATTGACTGACCCATTGATGGTGTTAACGACACTTTGATCGGCTTTAAGTTGCAATCCATCGGCAGTCTGTTGAGCCAGCGTTTGCGCTGCGGTGACTTCGCCCGACAACTTGTTTATGTCCGTCTTGGTCGCCAATGTTGCAATCGTTCCTGCTAAATCATCGGTTTTAGTGACCAATGTAGCCACCGTTGTCTTCTGATCTGTCGCAGTCTCCAAGGCGGAATTTGCGGTCGCCAAGGCGGTTTTCGCATCAGATGCTGCTGACACTGCTTGTGTTGCAAGAGCATTGGCTGAGTCGGCTGCACTTTTAGCCGCCTGTGCAGTCTGATTGCTCATTGAAGCCAACTGTGCGCTACTATTTGCTTTTTCAACAGCATCATTGGCAGCTTGTTTGGCAGCAGCAACATCCGCGATTGCGGTGTCAACCTTCTTCTGAACCTCGGTGCCAAAAGCGTCACCGGTTTCGGCATTCCATTGGCCATCATGAAAGAGCCACATAATTGTCCCCTTGGCAGTCGTTTGATAGTATACGTCACCGGTTTTACCAGCAATATTCAGATCGACCGGCGATTGATCTCCCCAGCCTGTTGAATTCATGCCATTTGTTGCCTTCGCAATCACGACCTTATCAACTAACTCAATCTGTGACTTGATCTCGTTGACCCGGCTACTGAGATTGCTATATGCAACATCTGGCCGCGATGTACTGTCGTATGTCTGTGTTAGATAGCTATGATTTGAAGGTTGCCAGGTATATCCAGTCAAACGCGCTCTCACATCAATACCATCAAGCTTGTGCGTGATGGTGACCGTATCGCCTGGCAACACAGTGGTAGTGATGCTTAAATCCTTGTACTCTTCAGTATTCTCAAGCAACGCCACATTCAACTTGTACGTCCACTGGGCCTCATCAATATGACTTTCGGAGAACTCTTTCGCAGCGGCAGCACGAAGTAACTCGTACGCTTCTTGAACCGGAATAGCGCCTTCTTGATCCCCTGTTGCCTGTGTTTCGTCAATGGCCTTGATGTCCTGATAGGTTTTGGTGCCAATCTTCGGCTTGCGATAATTGCCTAACTTGGGGCTGTCAACATACAACTCAGGTAGTAAAAGACCATTGTAGCCTTCTGGTAGCAGTCGCGTAATGATGCCACTACTGTCCTTGGTCGCTTCGTATCCGGTCAAGTTGTGTGCATATTCAAAATGAACACCACGATCTTTCCCTAGACGAGGGTTGACGCTGAAACTAAAGTCCTGCCAATCGAATTCACCACCCCAGCGGTTAAGAAACGAGTTGTCATCCGTTCCCAAAAGTGCCTTGATGATTGACATTCTAACCAGCCGTGCATTGGTTACATTTCCGATTGTTGACAGAACTTTAAAGCCGGTTGGATAGTTGGCAGCGTGCATGATCTGATCAAGTGCGCCCTGGCCATCCTTGTCAACGATGTTGGTGTCCGCGATGAAATCATCGTTAAGATCCCAGAACACGTGATAAGCAGTGATGCTAAGATGACCCATGGACTTGATCACTTGCGCGATTCGAAAAGCAGCCTTGCCCCCCGGAACTGGCACGCGCACGATATTTTCAGCCACGAGGTCTCCAGCATGTTCGCTAAACATCGGATAATCGAACGTCAAGGTGAACTTCGCGTTGAGCTGCCAAGTGACGATATCATTGCTGATGTCGTCCAAAGCATAGCCGTGGTGACTGAAATCAGTCTGGTCACGCGGATAGAGTTCAATATCGGTACTCATACATAACACCACCTAGGTTGCACTGTGATACTTGTGACGCCGGTCAAAATGACATGATTGACACCTGGTACAAAGAGCGGCCAATCACCCGCTGTCGAGGTTGTGATATCCTTGTCAGCCATGGTCGCCGTGTGTTTAGCACAGTCGAGAGTGACAGGCGCTGTCAGGCTGTCGATGGAGAACTGGTTCGTGTTCACGGAGATCTTGACTGTTCCGGACCCTGACACGGTGAGCAACGGTTCCGCTGCCACGTTACCGGGGTTCACGATGTCAAAGTTAGCCGTGAACGTCTTTGGATCAGTTATCTGATACTCAAGTGGATCCAAAGTGAAGCTGGGCTTGTAGGAGCCACTGACCTCCACATCGTCTACCGAAAACTCGCCGATCGTGACTGACTTGATGAGCCGATAGAAGTCAGGGTCATCACTCAACACTAGCTTCGACGCGGATTGCAGTAACTGCCGTGTCTTCCGCCATGACTGGTTGAGCGTCTTGAAGTCCACGAGTTGTAGTTCTGGTGACCAAGTAATATCCTTCCAACCCCGTTTCTCGGTTAATGAACCACTCAAACGGCCAGGCACGTCTGTGAACTTCACATCGCGCTGAGCTGCGGGAATGTTTGGCTTCTTGGTGACCAACGTCCCCGGCACAGACTGGGCCAGAGATTGACCGTCCAGAATTAATTCAACCATCCGTCATCAAAGCCTCCTTCCATAGCTAAAGTTTTGAGTTGCATCCTGCTGTTTCAAGTAGTCCGAGGTGTATGGACCGGTGATAGTCGCAAACGTGCGGCCATCCACCTGCAGCGTAATTGGTCCCTGGGATGGCATATGAGCCGCAATAGCTGCACCCATCTTATTCCACGTATCATCGTTCAGCGGAATAACGCCCTCCGGCCCAGCTTCGCCACCAACCTGTGCCCGGCCATTGTTATTGGCAAACATAGTCGGCTGCGTCATAATGCCACCTTGCGCGTACCAGTCAATACCCAAATGAGGGATAGATCCATGCAAAAGATCACCAACAGACCAACCACTGGGTTGGATGCTGAAATGCGGCATTGGAATATGTGGCCAGTTGATACTGAAGTTGAAGAAACCTCGAATGGCGTCAATCGCTCCTCGAACGATATCTTTTGCAGTATTGATTGGCCCAGAGATTGCATTTTTGATACTGTCCCAGACGTTAGATGTCACAGAACTAACCGCATTCCAAGCACTTGAAACAGCATTTCTAATACTTCCCACAACATTTGAGATAGTCGATTTAATGCTGTTCCACACATTTGATACTGCACTTTTGACACTATTGAAAATGTTTGAAGTAGTCGAACTAACTGCGTTCCATGCATTAGATACAACTGACTTGACTGCATTAACAACATTTGAAACGACATTCTTGATATTGTTCCAAATGCTTGAAACAACACTTTTAACCTCGTTGAACACACTAGAAGTAACACTACTAATGGAATTCCATGCACTCCGGATCACGTTACCTATGCTGGCTAGGATTGGCCCAAAGAATGATTTAATACCATTCCAAACATTGGTGATGATACCCTTAATTAAATTCATTGCGGTCGTAATAATGGTCTTCCAGATATTGAGATACGTACCAATAATGACAGCAATAGCGGTAATCGCCACCGTAAAGATTACTTTGATTCCGTTCCATAAAGCAGAAAAGAAGGACTTAATACCGTTCCAAATTGACTTAATGACATTTGCAGCGGCTGTAAAAGCTGGCTTCAAAAAATTGGTAATGGCATTAATCGCAATCGTGAAGATT